CGATGCAAATTGGCGAATGATAGAAAGGTCGATCTATTCATCAGTCTCCATTGTAATAGTTTCCGAAACTCAAAGCCGGAAGGTGTCGAACTCTGGTTCAAAAAGGGATGCGAAAATTCGGTCTCCCTGGCCGCGGAACTCTATCTGAGTCTTCTCGGCACAATGCCGGGAATAGTGGGGAGGGGAGCGAAGTCTTCGGCTGATGCACCGGAGGGAAGTCTCTGTGTCTTAGAAAATGTCATGATGCCGGCTGCCCTAATTGAGTTTGAATTTCTATCGAATCCTAAGCACTTCATTTCTGATATTGAAGATCAAAGGCGGGTAGTGAAGGGTCTCGCTGAGACAGTCGAGAATTTTCTTGAATCGGGAGAATATCAATGAAAGACCTTTTTAAAGCTTTAGAAGCGGCCATCACTTTAGGAGCGGCCATTTATAAAGCCATCAAAAAGGCGAAGGACAAACATGAAAAAGAGGCTATTTATAGGGCTGCTGCTGACCACGATCTTGATAAGCTCCGTGAGCTTGTCTTTAAGTAGTTGCGGAATATTCAGCAAACAGAAGGTTGTCTTCATTGATTCAACGATAGATATTCTCGGATTCGTGGAGAACGACAAGATCATAGCGAGTGCGCCAATAAAGGATGGTGTAATCGTGACGGCAGGGTTTATCGCTGAGTTTAAGAGAATGAAGAAAGCGCTAGAGGAAAAGTAGGATGACAATACCAGCAATCGTAGTAGATTCAACCACACTCGGGCTAATCATAACAAGTGCAACCCTCATAATAAGAGATATAATCAAAAGCAAAAAAGGAAATCCAACAAAGTTACCTTGCTCAGAACATAGCAATAAAATAATAGCTATTGAAGCCACACAAAAGGTTAGGAATGAATGGCTAGAAGAGTTCAAGGAAAAAAATACCGAGGAACACAATCAGCTTTCAGAGAAATTAGACTTACTTAACGGAAAATATAGATAACTATGTCTCCGCATAGACATGAACTAGAGGATATTATTTTTGAAGGTTTAATTTCTCTAAGAAACATTGATGAAATAAGGTTTAAAAATCCTTGCTCAGCGGATATTGGTATTAGGCAATCAGATGGAAAAGTCCAGGGTAAAAATGCGGGAGAAGAATGGGTCAACTTAGGTCCAGGCCCACAGGGAACGCAAGGTTTTCAAGGAAATCAAGGCTTTCAAGGCGCGCCTTCTACGGTGCAAGGTCCGCAGGGATACCAAGGCAATCAGGGTGATCCTTCAACTGTTCCCGGACCGCAAGGAAATCAAGGTTATCAAGGATACCAAGGAGTTCAGGGGGCCCCCTCCTCCGTCCAAGGACCGCAAGGATTCCAGGGTAATCCGGGGAATCAGGGTTATCAAGGAACCCAGGGAAACCAAGGAAACGTCGGAAGTCAGGGGAACCAAGGAAACGTCGGAAGTCAGGGGAACCAAGGAAACGTCGGAAGTCAGGGGAACCAAGGAAACGTCGGAAGTCAGGGGAACCAGGGTAATCAAGGGAATGCCGGAGCAGGAAATACCACGGTGTATTCCGTTCAGGGAAACCAGGTTACTTGTGCCGCACAAACCGTTACCGACATATTTGCTGGATGTGCCGCCGCCATTAGCACCACCTATGAATATTGGGCACAAATAAGTTGCGTACCCGCCCTGGGAGTACAGGGGGCACAATTCGGGGTTCAATGTAGCGTTGCCGGTGCAACAGTAGAGGGCAATATCATGGGATTCCAGGTGGCCGATAGAATGAAATGTTCCAGACAATCAAGCCAGGGTCTCACCAATACTACTCCATTCAATATGGTTGCTGGTACACAAGGTGTCAGTCTTACGGGAATCATTATTACTCCGGGATCGGGTTCTCCGGTTATTGGTGTTCAGATAAAAGGAGTCCAGGCGTCTCAGGCTTGGTATGTGAAGGCAAACTCGTTTATTACCATTGTGAAAACATCATGAAAATTTCTGTCTTTACGCCGACCAACAATAGCGAATTCTTGCCGCAGGTCTATGAGTCTATCAAGGACCAGGACTTCTACGAGTGGATCGTGATTTATAACAACGGAGGTATACCCATCCAATTCAACGACCCGCGAGTCAAGGCATACACTCCTGACCTGGTTTACAGAATGCCAGAATGGGTCGGTTTCTTAAAGGCTTACGCTTGCGAACGGGCAACCGGTGACATCCTTCTTGAGCTTGATCACGACGATCTTCTAATGCCCAACGCCGTCGAGGAAGTTAGGAAGGCGTTTAAGGATGAGGAAGTCGGGTTTGTTTATTCAAATACGATTCATGCGATGGCTGATTGGAGCAGGTGTCAGAGGTTCGATGATAAGTACGGATGGAAGTACCGGGAAGTTGAATACCAGGGCCATACCCTAGACGAACATATTTCTTTTGAGCCTTACCCTGACAGTATATCAAGAATCTGGTTCGCGCCAAATCACCTAAGAGCGTTCAGGAAATCCGTCTATGATGAAATCGGCGGGTACAACAAAGAGATGCGGATTTTAGACGACCTGGATCTGATGTGTCGAATGTATTTGAAGACGGAATTCAAGCACATTGACAAGGGCCTTTATATCTACAGGGTTCATGGTCAGAACAGTTGGCTAAGGTATAACGCCGAGATTCAAAACAATGTCTACAGGATCTATGACCAATACATAGAAAGCCTCGTTTATCGCTGGGCCGATATCATGGGGCTGAGAAAAATTGACCTCGGCGGAAGGATAAATAAAAAAGAGGGTTATGAGTCTGTAGACCTAAAAAATGCTGACGTGATCTGCGATCTCAATAAGCGTTGGAGATTTGAGAAAAATTCAGTCGGAGTAATCAGGGCTTACGATATTTTTGAGCATCTGAAAGACCCGATCCATGTTATGAAAGAAGCCTATCGGGTGCTGGCTCCCGGTGGATGGATCATTTCTCAAACTCCTTCGACAGACGGGAGAGGGGCCTTCCAAGATCCCACCCATGTTTCTTTTTGGAATGAGAACAGTTTCCATTATTATACGAATGGAAAGGCAATATATATTGATACTCCGGTTAGGTTCCAAGCCGCAAGATTATATACGACAGCTAAAAGTCCAGAGCAGGTATGCTGGGTAGGAGCGCATCTTGTCTCTCTAAAGGATGGCTATAGGCCAGCAGGATTAATCGAGATATAGGGATCGCCCGCATGAAATGGCTAATCGCAATTATCGCCACTGAAGCCATAACGGAGATCCTTGTTGATTCAGAGATCCTGGATGGCCCACGGCGATTCCTCTCGTGCTCCTCGTTTCTAAAAAAAATGTTTGAGTGCGGATACTGCATGAGCTTTTGGGCGGGACTCTTTGTTTTCAGCATCCTGCTTTTAAGGGCTGAAGTCGTGTTGGTCCCGATTGTTTTTTCGCGTTTATCAAATTTCATGCATGATGGATTCATGATCGTAAAGAAAAGGAGGCCATAAATGCCTTATACAAAAATCTTTAAAAGCGGCGAGAAATTCTGTTTCAAGAATAAGGAGACGGGCCAGAAGATATGCTCAGACTCAGAGCATGATGCGATTGCCTCGATGAGGGCTCGGTATGCTACCGAGAGCGGAGAAAAGCTGACCGGGAAAAAGGGCAAGCCATTCAAAGTTAGGCATGGTAAATAGATATCACCCTCGATATCCCTCTACTATACAAACACAATGCGGCTTTTTGTCATAGACTTTCTTGCACATGACGGCACAAATCTGCGAATCATCCTTGTAAGCTAGGCCATTCAGGGAATCTGCAAAGGACTTTATGATGTTGTCTGCGTCTGGCCGTTTGGTAGGACTTATCCTGTGTTCGATCATGGCCGCCTGGGTCTTTTTTGATGCCGACTTCGGGATACTGAAATAGGCCAATATCGTCATGGCAACCGGACCTTCAATGGGGACCGCATCTTTATTCTGCTCGGTGAAAAATAGTCTTATCCGGTTCTCATAATCGACGCTTTCCTTTGGGTTATGCATTCCGAACTTGGCCCACCTAGCCCGTGCCTTGGCCTTGGGCTCCCCCGGCACAATGATTCTGTACATTTCAACACAACACTAAAAAATGTAATCTTCCCGGATGCTCTTCGCATGGCTCCGGTTCAGATTTTTTGCTGAGAAAAAGAGACTTCTTCTTGACCCTTCGGACGACCTGGTTCCATCCATGTTTTGTCCCGCTTGGATTTTCCCTGTTACAGACTTCTAATATCTCCTCGTCCGTCGCATCCGCAACGGCACAGACCTGCATAAAGCAAGTTGTGACGACTCGTCTTGTGATAATCACTCGCGCCAAGTCGCCCATAAGGTCATCCGTGAAAATATTTATGGATGAAATATCGGATGAGGAAAATTCCGGCGACGAGGACGACTGCCGCTCCGATAATGATTCCGAGGATCATGCGAACCTCCTAATGTTTCCCGAATAGACAAGCAATGAATTTGCCCAACTGCCATTTTCTCATTGGACGGTCGGCGATATACTTCTCATGACAGGATTTCTCTGGTTCCTTGTGAACCGCGCATTTTACCGCCGGTTCGGATCCGCTTACAAAAGTCCGAATCTCTTTTTCGGGACAGTATCCGTTCGGCAGAAGTCCGGTCAATTTACAGACCTCGATGTCAACCGTTTCGGGCGGCGGTTCAGTCCAGTCATTCTCGTACTTTCCCCAGTTGAATGGGTACTCACCAAAGACGTCTTTGTGGAGCTCGCTTACCGCTATGATGGGTAGAATTCCACAGGCGTCATTGTTCCAGACCTTGCTGATGAACTCGAAAGCACACTTGACCTGCCCTGTCGTCATTTCATACTTGGGATGAAGCATCGTCTTGATGTAGTCAAGAACGTACTTTACCATCTCCGCAAATTCCTCACGAGAGGGACGAACTTGGTCCTGGTAGAAATCGCATGGACTCTTGCTTCTTTTGCATCCGTCCACAGTGTAGAATGTAGCCATATTATGCTTGGCCCACCACGCAACGGCCTGGATAAGATTCTCGCTGGTCTTGTTACAGCATCCATGCACCTGCTTGAAAATTGCGAATGAAGTCAGGTCGCCCCATTTCGTTGAGGCTGCTGCCTTGCAATCGTGAATTCGCTTCTCGCTTTCTACGCTGTTTTTGCAGTTGTAGGTCGAGCCATAGGAGAATGGTATCTTTTTGAAATCATCGAAGGCAGGGATGATGACATCACGGAAAAGATGAGGATATCCGTTATCCTCACACTCGTTTCCCGACCCAATATCAACGAAATCCAAGTCAGCTGTATTGGCTAGGAAGGTTCTCAATAAGTCCCCCGCCTTCTTGTGGTCAGTATACATCCACTTCTCTGAGCATCCATCAAAGGGTTCGATGACAACCCTTGCTCCCTGTCCTGTCGGTACAGTCTGGCAGGGGTTGTTGAGAATTTTTAGGTATCTCCTCAGGATGGGGAAGTATTGAGGGTGAGTATAGTCAAACATTTGTCCATCAGGAACACCCCAGGGAGAACTGCGTAGGATTCGGGACATATTCCCACCGGCATTAAGCATCCTGCGCTGTCTGTTAAATGCCTTCGGTTCATCAAGATCGAAGATACCATCCTTAAACTTGAGGACTCCCCACTCCGCAGCCGAGAAGTCACATAGCCCTGATTGAAAGATGAGGAATTGGTCTTTCATCTAGTCCTCCCAACCCCGATTTCGCATTTTCTCGTAAGCGATATCCTCCCGATCGAACTCGATAACCTTCTCCGCCTCGACCATCTCCCCGCAACGCCAGCAGAAGGAGCACCCGTCGTCGTCGGGTATTGGCACCGGTTCATGGCAGTCGCTGAAAGGGCAGATATAGC